GTAAAATACTGCGTTCCGTCATCGGCTTTAAACTCTTTAGTGTCGGTGATCTCGAATGGGACTGTTATGTATTGTTTTGTTTCCATGTTTATTCCTTTTACTTAAGTTACTATAGCCTTGCATCGGCATTTTATCACGTTTTCAATTGACGCTCCCAATGATCGATCTTTGGGCTCCATTAATAGTTCGCCGCCAACTATAAAAGGGTCGAGTATCTTTTGTTGTTGTCCGTCTGCCTCTCTATGTGCTGGACGAACCTTTTCATCTCCCTTGGTTATCCATGTTTTAATAAGTTGTGTGAGTATTGCAATTGTTGATATTTCGCCTTCGTCTAATGATCTGGCTTCACTTTGTGCGTTTGTTATTTGGGCTTCTGTTTGTTTGGCTTTTTCGCTTGCATCCGGCACTTCATTTGAGCTAATTTCAGGCACTCTTGATTTATTAAGTTTGTCAATTTCTTTTTTAGCTTTTTTTGCAATTTGGCTTCGAGTTAATACAACCCCATCTTCTAAGGCATCTTCCTGTATTCTGTTAACAACACGACGAATTATTTTGTCCGTTGTATCTAGTATTAAATCGGCCTCTATAATTCCCATAATTACGGCATATATTGCCACAGCCTCTTTTATTCTTTTTTCTGCTTGTTTTCGTGACTCAATCCACCATGCCACAATTTCTTCTCTGTCTTCATCGCCTTTTTTTGTGACCTTTACAAGTTCTTTGTCAAGGTTTTGTTTAAATGTGTCACTGAAAATGTCGCCAGTTTTTGCGTATTGTTTTTCGATTATTCGAGAAAGCTCAACGCTGAAGTCTTTTGAGCTTACAATTTGGCCGGTATCTTTATATACAGCCGCAAAAACAGAAGAAACGCTTTTGAAAAATCTCCATAAAATAGGGTTGTATTTTTTCTCAATTTTGCGCTGAGTAGAATCTTCCTTATCGGTCAGCTCATCCATTTGTTGTCTTGTCATCTCAATGACGGGCATTTTTTATGATCCTGTCAATATCTGTTTCAGTCCACCTTTTATCCCCGTTTGCCTTTGTTTGGCGTTCGAGCATAACACGCATTTTTTCTTCATCCATGTTGTTTGTTGCATCGTCTTCATCGTCAAACTCAACGCCAACAGGAACAAGGCTCGACTGTTTGTATATAACGTCGCCTCCGGCAATTTCTTCATATCCAAGCAATTCACGGGCTTCGTTATCTGTAATGCGATCAGATTTGGACAGCTCAAGCTTTGAAGCCTTGCGCTGTTCCTGAATGGCTGGGATTGTGTCAGGGTTGACTTTCAGTTCATATCGTAGCGTGTCAATTTGGTATCGGTCAGACAGTTCGGCCAACAAGTCAGAATAGAAGTTGTCAGCCGTAGGAATTACCGTCATGTCGAAAAAAACTGCCTTGGCCTCATGATAGTTGTTATATGTCATGGTGTCAGTTTTGATCAATGGCAACGGTATTTCGAGCGTTGTAAAAATCTGCATTCTTGCGTCATCGCGCAGTTGGAGGAAATCCATGTCTTTGTTTGTTTGGCTTGGATTCTTGACGTCTTTCGTCCCTCCAAGCGTGAGGATTCGCCCTGCGTTTTTAGCGCCTTTAACTTGCGTCTGAATCAATTCGTCATACTGCCTAGCTTGCTCTGGCGTCATGTTTTCGCCCAGCAATACGGCAAGACTAATCGTTCCGCCATTTTCGAGCAATGACAGGTTATGGATGCTAGACTGCTCATACTGCTTGAACTCGTAGAATATGGGCGATAATGGGGATAGACCGATGTATTCCTTCCGCGGGTTGAATCGTGAAATTGCTATCAGCTCGAACATTCCTGTATTGTCGAGAAACTTAATTCTACCATCTGGGAAAATTGTCTTGTTGTATGTGATTGTCTTAGTAGAGCCATGATTGGTTACTGTGTATGCAATTGGCTGGTTGCCGCTGTTGTTTTGGATTGTCACCTTTTGAGGGTCAACGTACTCAATTTCGGTGGGTTCGCGTTGTGCGTTAATAGCAGATACCAATATGTATACATTGCCTGTCACAGTGTCGGATATGCTGGTTTTTGTCTTGAAATCACGCCCAGTTTCGTTAGGGTTTGGCTTATCAATCAACCGCAGAAAATCAACCTGATTTTTTTCTAGGTTTTGGGCTGGTACAAACGACTGTTCAACGTTGTCGTAAAACTGTGGACGTATGGAGCTAAAATGCTTGGCAATAATATTAGCGCCTTTGGCAACAGGGCTGATCTGGTCGTAATAGCGGAATGCCTCCGATGCTCCGATGCTGTGCCATGAGCTGTTGCCTGCGTTACAGTCAGATGCCAGTTTGTCCAGTAGCTCACACGTTCTGAGCGCATCATAACCGCTCTTTTTCTCGTGATTGACCCATGATAGCCTGGGCATATAGCTCGAGATTCGTTTAAAATTCATAGATTATTCACTCTAGTATATGTGTAATTATGGCCATAATTCATTATTCATTACTTTATTGCAAATAATTTTTTATGGCAAATTTCATAAAAATGTGGGGAAATAGCTTATGGCGCAATTTTTCGCATAGCTGAAACAATCTAAGAAGAAAGTTGTCAAAAAATCAAAAACACACCTTGACATGTACATGATGTGGGTGTAGGTTAATGGAGTAAGGCAGCGCGGTGCTGACCTAGTAAGTAGAAAAGAAAGGGTTTGAAGATGACTGGCATTAGTATCGAAGAAGTGAACGCAGACATTTACTACGCTACGGCTCGCAGGATTTATGAAGAGTTCGAGGACGACATGGATCTGTTTTTGGATGCCCTGAATGAGGGCACGCTAGAGCGGTTCCGCGCAATGGCTATTGATGAGGCTGAATCAGACATGGCCGATGCTGGGTATAACGGATAATAAAACAAAAATTAGTTAAGGAGTTGGAATATGAATCAAATAATAACAATGTTTGATGCCGTAGTTGCATTATCTATTATAGCACTGCTGATAATCATTACATTTGTAGTGGCTCATCTGGATAATGTTGAGATGTCCGAAGCGTATACCGCGTGGGTTAAGAATACTGGCAACACTCAAGAATTGTCTTATGAAGAGTGGAGAGCGTTGATGAAGGTTAACAAGAGGCAGCAGCGTGGCACAACAATCCTGGTGCCGATGAACATGGGCCGATGACACAAGCAAAACCGGTGTAGCGTGTTTCGGTTTTTCGGATATTGCTACACCATAACGAAAGGCGTAAAATTGAGCAACAACAACAACAAAACACGAGTGGGCAAGCTGGTAAGCCGCCATATTGCCAAACTTTTTGGGAACTGTGAGGATAAAGGCGTTGAAGTCTCGCCTGAGTTAAGGAAGATATTTATGCGGGAGTTATGGTGGTTGGCTGAGGATATAGAGGACCACCTTAATAATTGCCAGGGGTCAACTGAAACTTTTAGTGACAGGCCAACGGTGACTCTAACTCATCATTCGTGGATGGGGAAAGATAGGGTGTAGTAATTCAAGCTTGCAATATCTCAACTTTGCGTTAATGTATAAGTAGGCAGTAGTAACAAGCTGACTGGAACCCAGCTAAAATCTAAAACGTAGTCATATTATGAAAACGCTGAAAAAAATTAAGCCAATGCATAGGTGGGTTAGGTTCCAACCCCATTTCGCGCAAGCGGACGTTTTAGAGCCTATCTATGCATTGGTCTTTTTTTTGGAGTGCTACTATGCATAGAGGATACATCAAACTATGGAGGAAGATTGGCGACAACCCTATATGGACTTGTGAAAAATTCACACGTGGACAGGCTTGGATTGATTTGATTATGTTGGCCAATTTCACAGAAAAATATTTTTATCATAGAGGTGTGAAGGTAATAGTCAAACGTGGACAGGTTGGTTTGTCCGAGTTATCATTGGCGGAACGTTGGCAGTGGAGTAGAGGGAAGGTTAGACGCTTCCTTGCGGATCTTGAAAATGATCAGCAAATAGTACAGCAGAAAAATAACGTAACCTCTTTGATTACAATAGTTAACTATGACGAGTACAATAGCGACGGTACACCAAACGGTACAGCAAACGGACACCAAACGGTACAGCAAACGGACACCAAACGGTACACAACTAAGAATGATAAGAATGATAAGAATGATAAGAATGTTAAGAATGATAAGAATGATATTAATGCAGGTAGCTCGCAGGCTGTCAAAAATGACAAGCATTTTTCGCCAACCATTGAGCAGGAGAAAGAAGCTTTGCTGTCTATTCCTCTCA